AGACTGACTGTTTTCAGTTGCTTTGTGAGATCCGCTCACGTTTGGGTTTGTCGGATTATCGGGAGCAGTTTTGCTGGGTTTATTGGTTGTACTCAGCTGAAACACTTAAGCCATCTCAAATGGCTCGCTGGTTACTTCAGAGCGGGAAGCGGCTTAAGATACCAAAAGTTGGTGCCGCTGCTTTGCTTGCTGAGCCAAACAACGCTGCACTTGGAACGGTGACTGATCAGGGTCTGATCTGTCTTGCTCCCGGCGGTCAAGTTGTTTGCGTTCCAGTAGAGCGCGTTAACGCACATTATTTCTGGTTGAACTGATGGATCGGAGACTGCTGCCTTATGAGTACCAGCTGATTGAAGCCCTTGGGGTAACGAAGGAAGAGTATCTAGAGTTTGTTGCGCTGCAGCAGGAATATAAGGATCCAAAAGCTGGAACTGCCCTTGATGTCCGAAACGATCTGGGGATAACCGCAATTGTTTTAACGGTTGTTGGGGCGTTGTTTCAGGTTGGAGCGGCGCTATTAACGCCAAAACTCAAGCTTCCCGACATTAGTGGCCCTGACAATCAAAGAAGAACAAGGCAGCAACGTTTTGCGCCTTCTTCTGGCTTCAATAGCGCACCAGAGCTTGCGTCTTACGGTGACACGGTAAATCTTGTTTACACCAGCAGGAAGGACAATCCGGAAGGAGGTGTTCGCGTTAGCGGTTCCCTAGTTTGGTCAGTAGTTGATAATTTCGGCTCAGCGCAGTTTATGCAGCTGTTGTTTGTTCTTGGAGCGGCAGAGATCCTCAACATCAGCTACAAAAGAACTGCTTTTGGCTCAATGTCAATGGATCAACTAGATCCATCAGCGACGTTTCTTTTTTATAAAGGTAAAAGACAGGGAGGGCCACCAGTATTTGACGACATAGCACCTAATTTTGGTGACTTAAAGTTTTACCCAGAAGACTTAAAGCGAAATGACAACCAAGAAGTTTGCAAGATTGTAACGGCTGGCGGTAAAGGGGAAGGAGGTCGTGAAGGTTTTAGCCAGGCATATTCTCCAACCACTTCTTCGTCTTTTGGCATTTACGACCCCATTCCTGTCAAGGTGGAAATGGTGACGAGGGACAGTAAAGGGGAAGAGGATTTTGGAAATATAGGAATTACTGTAGAGAAAAATGACTGGAGTCACCCAGATTACGCCTATAACAAAAACGATACAATTCAGGTCAGGTTTCAGTCTAAAAGCTTTAGCGAAGGCGACAGCAATGTATCACCTTTAGCTCTTAATTTTCGTCGTCAAGCAGTAAATGCTTTGGACTTTGGCAGCACCTATATGCTGGGTTCCGCTAAGTTCCGCTTGACCAGCTTTGGCGACTCAAAGGATCCTGATTACGGAGACGTCAATGCAACGTTTACGTGCATAGAAGACGGGATTTGCCCTTCCGCACCTTACGACAGAAAAAGTCCTGTGCAAGAGGGCAGCGAAGTCGAGAAAAAGAAACTAGAGAAGCATTTGACGATAATAAAAAATGAAACGGAGGATGAAGAGGTAGTACCTGATCCCCCCACTAAGCTTGATAAAGATTTTCAAGACTTGTTTGCTACCGAGAAAGAGAAAGAAAAAGAATCAAATCGGCGGCAATATGTAAGGACAAGGTTTAAAAATACTTATCAGTTGGGCGGTTGCAAAGTTGACTATAATTTTGAAAACAAACGCACAGTTAGGTGGACAAACGCAGTTGGTCAAAGCAAGTCTGAATCAATTGATCCTGGAGGCTCAATTGAATACACAAAAGAATTGGAGCGTCAGTTTATGGAAGACCCGCCAACCCTAAATTCCAAGCTTGCCAGAACTGAATTACGCCGAGATCGGAGAAGAGCGAATGCAGTAATCGCTGAACTCAATAACGGAGATCATGATGAGTCAGAAGTAAGACTAGCAATCCTTGGAAACATAAGTTTAGAGGACGCTATTGAAAACAAAATTAAAAAGGACGAGAGGAAAAATAACAATAGAAGATCATTATTTAAACAAATTGGCCTTCTAGAAAAGGATCAGCAAAAGTTAAAAAACATTAGAGGAAGAGTTCAGAAAAATCTTAAAAAGTCAAAAAGAGTCAAGCAGAGTGCTTTTAACGAAAACACTCAGGGCGACGTGAGAAGGATACCCAGCTGGGACCAATTAAGCGACAATAAAACAGGAGGCATGTCCTTGAGAAAGGATCAGCTAAATTTAGAGCAACTTATTGCTGATCGGAAACAAAAAATCCAGCGCAGAATTAACATACTTACTAGCCGAGCCAGAAAGCCAATAATTAAAGAGTTGGAAGATGCAACAACCGGGTTCACAAGCCTTGCTCCAGCTGAAAACGGAGGCACAAATGAATACCAGTTTGGAGGTCTTGAGCGAATGGAAGACCTGGTGGATGATCTTCAAATGGGCAAAAAGATTGTTGACGAAGATGCTATAAATGCGGTAGGAAGAGAATTTGACAGTATTGAGGCGCAAAAAAGGCACGCTAAACGCGCAATCGACCATTTCTTGGAAAACTGGGAAGACTGCATCGCTCAAGCTGACAACAACTTCTTTGTCAAAGCTTTAGTAAAAGCAGATTCGGCCAGTTATGAAACGGTAAGCGAGGTTGATCAAGTTAAGTTTTCGATTAAGTCGAGGTTGTTTAGGCGAATTTCTGGCCGTCAGAAAAAGTATGGCGAAGTAAAAGCGTCTAAAAAATATTCCTTAGGTGACAACGGCATACATGGTCGTCAAGCGTTTTTTAGGTTTTCTTACAAAAAAGCATCAGAATCAAAATACGAAGTTCACAAAGTTCTTTTTGTACTGCGTCAATCTTCTGAAAGCGACGCATATACCGATTTTAATTTCCAAGCGCCAACCCGCGATAAATACTCTTTCAAGATTGATCCTGTTTACGACGTAGCTTCTGAAATCAGATTGAACGGCCAAAGCAGGTTTGCAATTTTAGACAGCAACGAAAAGATAAGGTCTACCACCAACAACAGTGATTCTGGAAAAGTTTGGTATCACGGTGCAGAGAGTCAAGCGACTAACAGAGATGGCTGGCCCAACCTTGAAGAGCGTGGCCCTAAGCTTACAAATGAGTGGGACGTATTCTCGGTTAATACTGACACGCAGGTTCAGTTTAGTTTTGAAAATGGGCCGGAGATGGCATTAACTGCTGTGAGCGAGCAGCAGATACAAAACACAGATCGAGTTTATAGAAATCTTTCGGTGATTGCATTGAGCCTTTTCGCTGGTCGAAATATACAGGATTTGCGAAACGTGACCACGTTTGTAGAGGAGGGCAAGAAAAGCTACAAGGTTGAAGACTTTACCCAGCAACATCCAAGTGCAAGTACTAGCTATGCACCTGACATTTTTGTAGATACTGTTCTTGATAAAGTAAACGGAATTGGCAAATACGCGCCAACTTCTGTTTTAGATCAAGACAGTCTTAAACTTGCTAAGGCTTTCTGCCAGAACAACAACCTGCCCGCTCATCCTGAAGACGGTGGGGCGCCATCAAAAGTTCAATTGTTTATGGACTGTGTGATTGCTGATAATTCGTCTTGGCGTGAGTTTTGGGTTAACAATGCTCCTTTTAGCTTGCTTGAGTTTGCAAGAAAGAATGGCAGAGAGACTTTAGTCCCTGTGTTGCCCACACGCAGCAATGGAAAAGCAGCCGAAAACGATGGCCGCCCTATTTCTATGACAATTTCTGGGCTGTTTACGACAGGCAATATTCTTGAAGATTCTTACAAAGAAGAGTTCTTAGATTATGGAACAAATACTCAAGACCTTATCGCAACTGTTGTTTACAGAGAAGAATTTTCAAAGGCAATTTTTCAGCGCAGAAGGACAGTCCGAGTTTCAAGAAAGCAAGCTAACGTTGTCAGTGAAAAAATAATTAGAGAAACTTTTGATGCAAGTGGCTTTATTACGACCAGGCAGCAGGCCATTTTGTTTGGCAAGATGCTGGTCAATCAGCGCAGGTTTATTCGGCGCGGCATTGAATTTAAGACTTTCCCGTCAGTCAACCCAGTTGAGCCTGGAGCGTTTATTTATGTTGATATTGGCCTTGCTCATTGGGAAAGAACGTCTTCCGGCGTTATTGCTGAAGGTGGCGCCTTGAACTCGCCATTAAAAGATAAAATTCCGAATGGAACTTACGACTTTTTAGTTTATAACCGGGATAACAAACAAGTTGTGGCTAAGAACTCAATAAGCGTTTTAAACGGTGTTGCTTCAGCGTTGTCTGGAAGGGCTGGCCAGCTTTATGTGATGGGGATCAGTTCGGGTAAGAAGCGTGTGTTCCGGATTACGGAAGTAGAAATGGATCAGGACGGTGAAGTGACTGTAAGAGCTATCGAGTATCCCTGTGACGATCAAGATCGCGCTCATGTCGCGGACTTTAGGCCCAGCGAGTTTGATGTAAGCTAGTATGAAAGCAATGTTCTAAGCCCAGCGCAGCGATGGCCTTTTACACCGGACGTACAGGCTCGCTGGTTTTTGGCGGGAAGCCTGTAGCTAAGATCCGTGATTGGTCTATTGAGACCACGGTAGAGCTTTTAAGTACCAACGATATCTCTAGCAGCGTAAACACCTTTACTCCTGGAGTTAAAGGCGCAACTGGCAGCGCAACCTTGATGTATTACAAGCTTGAATCTGGCGAAAGCGCAACCAATACTCAATTTACTGCGTTGCTGTCCAAAATCATGAAAACAAGTGCTGTCACGGAAAGCGACCGTGTAAGTCTTGAGTTGAATGTCGGCACCGGCAGTGCAGATGATATTAAATTCAACGCTTACATCACGTCGGCAAGCGTTTCTGTCTCAACTGGCGAGTTAAGTGTCGTCCCAATTAATTTTACAGTTGACGGAGACTTTGCTGAAGTCATTAGCTGATGACGTTTTTTCTTGGCAGCCA